AACTCCATAAGTTTGCAATGTTCTCATGGTTTTGATATTTATCACCGTAGTCGTGCTGACGTTGACCAGTAACAATCTTTGCCGCCGTATCTAAATATTCTCTAGTCTTCATCTTTCTCCTTTTTGTTGATAGATCTTAAATCATTTGTAAGTAGTTGTAAATCAAGTAATAATATTTTTAGTTCTTGATCAACTTTCTCACGGTTTAGTTTTGGTAACTGTGCACGTATCTTACGTATTTGTTTCTCTGTTACACTGACTTGTTTCAATGCAGTATCTATTGTAAACATTAAAATGCCTCCGTAAATTCTCTGTCCGTTTGTGAACGAACTATATTCAAAGTGTTTCTTGCACGCGTCATTCCCACATAGAATACACGTCGCTCTTCATCTCGTTGTGACCAATACGATACATCAGCCTTACGAGTTAAATCTGTTAACAGCATTACGTTATCTGCTTCACCACCTTTTGATCCGTGTATCGTGGACAGTTTGATCCGTGGTGCGCGTCTAATGTTTTCTTGACGACGCAAACACATACGTACATACGTTTTTTTAGTAGACTCAATATTTTCTAGTGCCTTAAACCAAGGTAAATCTTTATCTAATTTTAATCCATAACTTTCTTTCAACATATCAAAGGTAAACATTCTATCTTTATCTACATTTGCCATGCCTTTAAATTTTTTATCGACACCTGTTTTTATTTTCACATAATTATAAAATGCTTTTACTCTTTTTATATCCAACTCTTTACCTTTACGAACATCTTCCCATGCTAATATAGCTTCATGCACACGTTTATTAATAGATGTCTTATCTCCTCGTTCATAGAAGTAACCATAAATTTTTAATTCTTCTTCTAATTTATCTAAACGGTAGCCATCTCTTGCTAGTACTAACCACTGTCCTTCTTTCATTTTTTGTAACTGTTCAACCGGGTGTATATTTACTTGACCTTTTTCATCACGCGCTGTCCATTCTTTATCTACTCTATCTTTGACACGCTTAATTAATTTATTTGCTTTTGCATGAATAGACTCTGCTAATCTATATGACTTGTTTAGTATGGTTCGTGTTCCGTCCATGTTCATCAAAAACTCTGGTCTTGCACCCGCCCAACGATAGATTGCTTGATCATCATCACCGGCTATGTATACACGCTTTGCTTTTGTAATAACACGCTCTACCATTTTCCATTGCAACCAACTAAGATCTTGTGCTTCATCTACAATCACCACATCAAAGTTTGGCATAAGGTCATAATGTTTTTTATTGAAGTCTACAATCATGTCAGTCATGTCATATTTGTTTCTTTCTATTTTGTAATCATGCAATGACTTATCAATGTATTTTAATTTACGCAAACCACCTTCAATGTTTCCAACATCGGGATCATTGAAATAAGCTTCGGATGTTAGTCCTCGTATCTTTGCACCGTCAATGACTTGCATAAAGATATCATCGGGAAAACCTGCACCATATTTTTTTATGTTGTTGTTTGGATTACTTAATTTTATCTGTGTCTTATCAGATATTCTTTTATAATCTTCATCACTCATAATGTTCTCATCTTTTAAATGTAACTCTCTGTATGCTAAACTATGTAGTGTGCGAAAGTTTGAGAAGTCTTTTATGTTGTAGTTCAACTGTGAGATAGCACGAGATAATGCTTCATCTGCCGCTTGATTGGTAAAAGCAAGATAAGCAATCCTGTGCGGTGCTACATTGTTTTCACGCAACTCTTTTTCTACAATGCGTAGTAAGTGTGTTGTCTTACCTGTTCCCGGTGGACCAAAGATAATATTTCTATCCATTAAAAAGGTGTCTCCTCAGTCATGTCTGGTGTATCAAACTCATCACTACTTTTTTTAATCCAAGGTACATACCAAAGATACGCTGTCTTACCTTTTATTTTTCTTCTTACATCTCCGCCGCCTAATTTATTTCTAATATGTGCTGTCATCTCTGTTCTATTAAAATCTTTAAAATCATTTCTTTTTAAAAACTTTTGTAACCACTCTGATTTAAAGTATGCAGTGTCTTTTTTTACCTTACCTACTTTTTCATCATATTCTCTTTCTTCAAAGAATGCTTTACCCATATCTATTTCATCTATGTTTTCTGCTTCACCTTGGTCTTCTAAAAAACGTTCAAGTAAAGTTTCAAAAACACCTGTCTTTGTAATTTCATGTGGCATCTGTATAACAACAACAGTATCTAATAACATTTGTATTCTGCTGTCCCAGTCACCCGGTCTCATCATGTTAGGCATTACATTAATCTCATTCATACATGCTTGTCTAAATTTATGTTGATTGTAAAATTGATCTGTTGATAGTTTTAATATTCTACCATCAATATTTAAAAACCACGTTGACTCATCACTCTCAAACTTTGTTAAGTCACTGACTTGATGTTCAAAATTATTACCGATACCATATTGTTTACCTCTACATAAACTCTGTGAACATACTGCACACATCGGTTGATCCTTACATTTGTATTGATAATCTTTTTTCTCATGCTGTCTTATTGTTTTAACAACTTGTTGTGCCGGTAAGGGTGTCTCCATATACTTATGATTAAACTCTTCTATTTTTGCTTGCCATTCCTCTGGCCATTTCTTTTTTGCATACACAGCGTATTGATATAGTGTGTTATCTCTTCCGCCGGGTGGTATGCCTTGTGACATCAATGTAGACAAACAAGGTGGTCCGTCTTTTAACTCAACATCATTCTTTCTTTTTACTTGAAATTCTTTTAAACTTTTTTCGGTCGTACAATAACGGTCATATAAAGTAAAGAAATCGCTAAGACTACTAGCGCTACCATCGTCGCTATAGCCATGACGCATAGAATCATCACCACCGTGATAGGGAAGATTAAGAAAGTTTCCAGTGTCTCCGCGATCTGCTTTAATTTCAATTTGTTTTGGAAATATTTCACAATTTGCATAACCTAACTCTCCCGCCCATTCCTGTAATTTATCGCGCACAAGTTTAGCTTGTACTGGTTCTTTTGTAAATAAAAATACATGTGCACCACCACTCTTTGATCTACACATAACAAGTGGTAATTCTAATTCTCTTATCTTTCTTACAATCTTTTTATGATCTAGTGGATATGTATCTATATCTATACAACCCCATATACATTTTGAATCATCACGTATTGGTATGATACCAAGACTAGGGTCTTTACCCTCTATATGATCTATCCATAATTGATCTGTAACAGGTGCTTTCTTTATAAAAGCTTGTCCGCTTGCTTTACCGTTTACTAATTGACCATCACTTTTATACTGACCATATGCACGATCTAGTCCATAAAAAATATTCTTAAATTTCTTTACTCTTTCTTCCATATCTACTCACAAATTAAAAGGGGCGGTTGCCCGCCCCGTGTTAGTTAAAACGGAACCTTTTGATCACCGGTAGAAGACTCTTCCTCATACTTAACTTTGACTTCACCTTTGTTTACACTTTCAGCAAATGCTTTAGCGATATTATAAAGGTTAGCATCTTCAAGTTGAGACTCTCTACTAACTTCCCAACCATACCAGTTACCTTTATCGTTACCCTCTTTTGTAGTTTTGAGGCGATAGTAGTGACTGTAAGATGGTGGAGTAAATAATCCATTCTTACCATTTAATTTTAGGTTAAGTAACATAGAGTTCCACTTTCTACTCTTTTTAAGCTGTGTAGCTTTCATTGTAATCAAAGCCGGAGTTGCATCTCCTTGCTCAGTTACAAGTAGTACATAGTGGTTGCCACACGTCTCAACATAGTTTCCGTTTTCTAAACGGTCTTTGTTGTTATCGTCTCGTGTAGTTTTTGTAAGTATGTCACTTGAAGCATCGTAGACATTTATCGGAGCACCCGATCCCTGTCCTCTGTCAGCCCACTCAACGTATTGACGTTGATACGCACAAGGTAGAACACGAATACCATTTGATCCGTCATACATATCATTAGTGACTGTATTAAAAATCATTCCGGCTTTTGCACCTTCTAGTTCTTCGAGTTCTGGTGATAACTGCATCAAGACTTTTAGTCTCGGTGTCGCTAAGTCATCTTGCGATATGTTTTCAAGGCCGCTATGTGCGTCCCCTTCCATCAAATCTAGACTTAGTGCAGGTAATTGACTTTCTTCTTTTTTTACAACATTAGCTTTTGCCATATGTATCTCCTTTTTACTTTTTACTTATTTTAGTTTCGGCGCCAACAAAGACTCCGAAAGTGTCCATCGGTAACTCACTACCCTCAGTTATTTGTTCTCGAACAAATGCTTTGAGAGTCATGGGTTCCACCCAGACCTTCTGTGTATGCTCATACCCTAATGAATTTATGCTGTCAATAAATTCATTTGCAGATTGATCCTCACCTTTACCGAACGTAGCTGATACTTGGTTTTTAATCAAGTCACCATGTCCGTTATCACGAAGCCAGTTAAATGCTTCTTCGCGATGTCTTACTGGAATAGAAGCTTGTACTAATTGTTTCACCTTTACAGATGAACCATCTTTTAGTGTTAAACTTTCTAATCCTAATTCTGACATTTTTGCCGGAATTATTTCTTGTGACAATTTACGAGCGGCTTTCGCTTTCGCTTTCAACTGCTCTTCTAGTTGTCTCATCTCCTCTTCTAGTGACGCTTGTTCCGCGCACAAATCAGCCATTTCTTTTAAAGAATTATCACCGATCGTTGGCGTTGTTACATCACTTTCCATTTCGTCAAGTAAGTTACTCATCAATTTCTCCTCTCTCATATAAGTTAACTTCTAATGGATAGTATTTATACTCCCTCCTATCCCACTTCAAGCATTTAAATTTACCACGATTTTGTGTGGCAGCTATAGCACATGCAATACCAATAGCAGACGGATCACCCATCAATAACAAGTAATCTTC